GTTCGTAGGCAAGATGAAGAAGAGCGATGCCAAGAAGTGGGAGACCGCCTTCCTTACCCTTCTGGCCGTCAACAAACCCAAGGCGCCTTACTTCTCTGGTAAGCCGCTACGGATCATTGTGGCCCTGTTCTACCTGCCGCCTAAGTGCAGACCCTGTAAGGAAATTGAATGGAAGACCACAAAGCCCGATGCGGACAATGTGGTCAAAACCATCTTGGACTGCTTGGTGATCGCTGGCTACATCGAGGCCGACCAGAAGATCGCCGACCTGCGCGTGATGAAACTGGAGTGGGATAAGGGTGGCTTTACCGAAGTGATGATCGATGGGTGCCAGCCCTTCAGCCTCCCTCAGGTAGCCTCTCCGCTGAAGTCGTAGAACTCTCGGAGTCTGGCCACGAATGCGGCCCCAGTTTCTGCGTCAGGAAATTTCGCCTTAAGGGTCGCGCCGTCATAGTTCGTGGTCAGCATCGTGGCCCGCTTGTTGGCGGCCCGCTCATCCACGATCTGGAACAGGCAGGACTGGGTGCGCTCGGTCAACTTCTCCTTGCCTAGGTCATCGATGAACAGGAACGAGTGGCCGCACCAGCGATCAACCACGCGGTGCCAGTCTCCCTTCTGGAAGCCTTCCTGCAACTGGAACTCGATGTCGCGCATCGTAAGGATCTTCACCTTGACGCCGCTGGCATCGAGCCGCTTGCAGATCTCCCAAGCCGTTCTGGTCTTCCCGATCCGCGTGGTGCCGTGGAGCAGGAGGTTCCCCTTGCCGCTGTGGGGCGTCCAGTTCTTGGCCAAGTACGCCAGACGCGCGGGGAGCCTAGAGCAGTCGGTGTCCTGAAAGACAGGAGGCACGGCCAGACCCTCCCGCTTGATCCGCTTGGCCTCGGCCGCCGCGAAGGCGGCATCGGCCTTGGCCGTGCATTCAGGGGAAGCGCAGACATCAGGCGCGCCGAACTGGACTGTCTTGCCGCCGATCTCAAACGAGAGGCCAGTGGTCTTGCTCCCGCAGTGGAGGCAGGTGCCGTGCTTAGAATCCATTCTTGTGATCCTCGCTGGTGAGCGTCTTCTTGGGCAGGTGCTGGTTGGCCTTGCGGACTGGGAACAGTCCGTACCATCCGTTTCTGATCGAGGCATCGATCATCTCCTTGGCGGCCTCCGCGAAGGTCAGGCCGTGCTTGTCAGCCTCGGCCTTCACGACATCAACATTGGCTTCCAGTGCGCGCTGGGTGAGCGGGCGCTTGATCTCCAGACGATGGACGATGAACAGGCTGAAGGCTTCCTTAGCCTTGTCTGTGTTCTCGACCCTAGCCTTAACGAAAGCCTCAGAAACACATACGCTCTTATTCTTATTATCTTTTACTTTATGTACTACCCTATTGGTGGCAGTTTCCTGCCTAGGGGGGTGGCAGTTTTCCTCCTCCGAAGACTTGTTCGATGGCTTGGAGTAGGTGCTGGAGATCCTGCGGTTGCCGTCCTGACTCCAGCGCTTGAGTACATTGGCTTCCTCAAGGCGCGCTAGGTAGTCGCGGATCTGGCGCTCGCCGACCCCTACAGTGTTCGCGAGGTAGGCGTTGGATGCCCAGCATCCATCTCCCCTGTCTAGGGCGTCTACGACCCCAGCAAGCACCTTCTCGGTGACGCTGAGATCGGGACGGAGCCAGAGATCGCGGGGGATGAAGATGCCGACAAAGCCGAGTGAAGGGTTTTCCATATCAGTTGCTCAGGTAGACCACGCGGTTGCGGCCATCGTACTCGTAGTGGGAGATCAGGCCAGCCTTGCGGAGGGCCGTGATCGCGCCAGTGATGTACCGAGGGGTGACGCCGAAGACCATAGCGGCCTCCCTGTTGCTGACGCGGGCGATGCCGTCAACGGATCGCTCCTTGAGGTAGCCGTGGATGATGGCGAAGAAGCACTGGCCTCCCAGCGCGTTGAGCGCCGAGAGGTCAACAGTGACGGAGTTCGGGAGGTTTTCCATATTAGGCTTCGATCTCGATGAAGTCGGAAGAGTAGCAGGGGTAGACGCCGACATTCTCGGCCTTCTCCCACTGCTTGAACAGATCAGCGCGGATCGCATCCCACTTGGCCAAGGTCTCGGCCTTGATGGTATAGATCCCCACGGCGTAGGGGGCGACCTTCTCCACGGCGGCAAAGGCGAACTTGGTGTTCTTGTCGCCGAGGCCAGTGCGGCGGGCCAGATCCAGATAATGGCTGGCTTGCAGGGCGTATGAATACTTGAACACCTCCTTGCGCCAGCCAAACGGATCGGCCGCGACTGTGGTTTTGATATCCCAGATGATGTTGCGCTCAGGGTCGAAGAGGTCGAGGCGAGCCTTCATCTGGAGTCCGTTGTCGGACGGAGCGAACAGGCTGATCTCAGGGGTTCCGACTCGGAGCGATCCAGAGAAGTTCATCGTGTCCTTGAGGGAAGCGGCAACGGAGACGGCGGTCTGGTAGTCCTCGGCGCTCAACAGGTTCTTGCCAGCGTTGGCGGCAACGAACTCCGCGTAGGCGGCCTTTCCAACAGTGGTTCGGCGATCAATGCCGACAGGCAGGACGGCCCAGTTCTTCAGGAACTTCTCAGGCTCCAGCGTGGCTTCGTGGATCGCGGTGCCGAGGAGCATATCCTTGGTCGGCTCTTCCTTCTCAGCCGACAGGTGCGCCTTGAGGTGCGCGGGCGACTTGAGCAGGTGGCCGAGCAGGGACTTGCTCAGGCCCGCGCTGGAGTGGTAGGTGGAGGCGTCCAGATCGTAGACGACTTTGGTGATCGGTGTGTTCATCGGTGTGTTGGGGGGAAAGAGTTACTTGTTCTTCTTCTTGAGGCCGCCCACGAACAGGTAGTGAGCGAGGCCAGCATCGAGGGTCTTGAGACCGCCGTTATGGGTCTGGCAAGCCGCGATGACTTTGGCTTCGACATACTGGTCGAGCGCGTGGAGGAAAGCGCGGGAGACGCGCTTGCCTTGGGACTTGGCGAGACCACGAATGATGGTCGCCTTCAGGTAGTGGATCTTGTTGTGCATAGTGCGGGTGAAGGACTCCATTAGAACAGATCTTCAGGGTAAGTCAAGCCACATAAAAACACCTCTTGACACTTTGTGCAACATCCCTACACCTTGAGATCTCACCCAGTTCACCTATGGAACACCAACCACAAAATAACGCTGTCAGCGTTACGATCCCGATCAACGGAGTCATCGAGTCTATCGATGGTTCCAAGCGCAAGTTCACTGTACAGGCCGACTTCGTTGTCGTCCTGATCCAGATGATCACCGCTCCTGAGTCTAACTCCGAAGGCGAGATCTTCCACGCCACTCGGATCCTCTTCTCGACTAAGTCGTGCGGCTGGATCCGCTGGCAGGATGTGAAGTTCGAAGACGCTGAGGAATTTAAATCCAAGCGCGCCGCCGATCTGGCCGAGACGGAAATTGCTGGTATGGCCGCAGATCATCAGGACGAGCAGGACGCCAAGTCGGCCGCCGCCCAAGCGATGGCCTACGGCAACAGCCAGTACGCCCGCGCCGCAGTCATCCAAGCCCTCCTGACCAAATGCGAATTCTCCTTCTAACTCTGATTTCTGCTACGACTTGCTCGGCCAGCGAGATCGACTGGAAATTCGTAACCAGCGTGGCCGTGGCCGAATCGCGGATGCAGAATCTGGCCATCGGCGACAACGGCGCCAGCCGTGGCGCTTGGCAGATGTCCGAGCGCGCGTGGGATCAGGTTAGCGCCAGCCGCCGCCTACGCGGCGCCGAGGCTTACGACTGGTCTACCTACTGCTCCTACGAGGCCATCGCCCGCGAGTACGCCACCGAGTACCTGCGCTGGATCGAATCGCGCCTTCGGTGCAATATGGGCCGCCAGCCTACCCGCTCGGAAATTTACGCCGCGTGGAACCTTGGCGTGACTGGCTTCGCCCGCGTGGGCTACAGGCTGGCCGCCGTACCCTCCGTCACCAAGCGCGGGATCTCCCGCCTGTCCCGATGAAGCGGATCCACGGCAACTACCGCCGCAAGCACGGCAAGCGCTCTGGGCGCAAGCCCAACTGGTATGTGGCGATCGCCTACCAGATCGCCTTTATGCAACGAGTCCTGAACAAGTGGGACGCCCGCCGCCGATGAGCCGCCCGACCTACGAGAACGATGGCCACCTCAGGGATGAGGAGGTCTGCATCGAGGCCGTGGAGGCCGTCTGGGGCGTGGCCTGTGTGAAGACGCCGCGCTACTACAAGATCGACTACTGCGTGGTGGATCCGAACAACCGCGTGGTCGGCTGGATCGAGATCAGGTGCAAGAACTTCGCCCGATCCCAGTACAGGACATTCTACACCTCGCTGGAGAAGTACCTGAGCGTCTGCCGCGCGCAGTACGCCACCGCTCGGCCAGCCTTCCTGCTGGTCAAGTGGAGCGATGGGATCTTCATCTACAGGGTCAACGCTCAGGATCTGGCCCGCCGCGAGATCACTGTCGGCGGCCGCACGGCCAACTCGCGTGGTGACGATCAGGACATCGAGCCTGTGATCCACATCCCCATTGCAGAGTTCACCAAACTATCCGACTCTCGGAACCCATTCTGATGAAGAAGAAATTCCAAGTCTACGATCACCCCACGCGGTACACGATGCCCTCGTCCAAGAAAGGTCAGGTACACCTGATCGATCTGGCCGCCAACGATATGCTCGGCGAGTGTTCCTGCGAACACTTCCAGTGCGTTGTCCTACCGCGCTGGCGTCAGGCCAGCGAACTGGAGCGCCAGTGGAAATGGGAGTACAGGTGCAAGCACCTGACGATCATCCGCGAAGAGATCGGCACGATCTTTGTCGCCGCGCTCAACGCCACCACCGAAATTTCCCCCAACACCAAATGAGTAACCTAACACACCTCCGCGCTCCCTTCCCCGCCGACAGGGTTGAGTGGCGCATCCAGTCCTGCGGCACCAAGAACGATGGATCAGTCTGGGCGCGATGCCTTGCCTACATCGACAACCGCGCCGCGATGGAGCGGCTCGATGAAGTCTACGGCGAAGGCTGGAGCCACAAGGAAGAGTTCAAGCAGATCGGCCCCAGCGCAGTTTGCACTGTGACGCTGACCTGCGGTGACCGCACTGTCTGCGGATCCTGCGAAGTCGAACTGGCCAAGGGCGATGACATCGATCCGTTCAAGAGCGCCGCGTCTGGCGCGATGAAGAGGGCCGTGGTGAACCTAGGGATCGGCCGATATCTATACGAGTTGCCTGAGGCTTGGGCCGTGATCACCGACAGCGGCAAGTACCAAGGCAAGACGAAGGACGGCACCAAGTTCAAGTGGAACCCGCCTGATCTGGACGCACCTGTCGCGCAGTACTCTACTCAGGTCGCGATTGATCACCTGATGCCGCGCACTCCGATCCACGGATCTGAGGCCACGCGCGCTCCGAGCGTACAGCCAGCCTCTGGCGGCGACTGGAAGAGCGTGATCATCCCTTTCGGGAAGCAACAGGGCAAGTCGCTTGGATCGTTACCTGCGGCCAGTTTGAAGTGGTGGCAGGACAACTACCAGCCGAAGCCTTACAAGGGCGCGATCAGCGCGAAGGACAAAGCCTTCCGTGACGCGCTCGATCAGTCGCTCGGCGTCACCTCCGCTCCCGCAATCGAAGCCCCTGATGACGATGTCCCCTTCTAAGAAATTCAAGAAGCCAGATCACCGCGCGCGCGAGTTCGTGGCCGAGGCGAATGATGAAGCGTTGTTCCTCGATCCACCTGAGACCTACGATGCGGCGATCATCGGCCGCACCAGCGGATCATTCCCTGTCGCGATCTACGACTACCAGTTGCTGATCGAGCGCCTGATCGATGTCGAAGAACTGACCGAGGAACAGGCCATCGATCACATCGAGTACAACATCCTCGGATCCATCGGCGCGGAGAACTTCCCTGTAGTGATGAATCAACTACCGACTGACGATGACGACTCGAAAGTCTAAGATCCCCGCGAAGCGCTGGCGCCAGATCAGAGTGCATCCCGAAGAGGAGGCTCTGATCCGCGAGCGCGCGGAGCGCTACGGCATCTCCTACCCTGTGGCCGTGCGCCAGATCCTCAGGCGCGGCCTTGGCCTGAACAGCGTTTTTTGCGAAAACCCCAATGAAATGGGGGGTAAAAAATGATGTTGCATTTGGCCCCACGCTAGGCATCGTTCAAATCCTCACCCACGCATATGAGCAATAACACCAAGCAGAACAACACGGCAGAGATCCTCTGCCTCACCCACAAGTCCGAGCGCAACCGCGAGTCCAAGATCTGGGCTGACGGCTCCAAGTACGGCCTCACCTTCAACATCGAAGGCGTGACCGAACTCGGCCAGCCCTACGCCGCCGATGTCTCCGTCCTGATTCAGGTCTGGACGGACATCAATGATCGCGGCGGCTTCACCCTGACCTGCGATGCCCGCATCGAAAAGTTCACCGAGGCTGGCGCCTACATTCCGACTCCCGAAGGTCGCGGCGCTGGCTGGAACTACTCGATGCTCACCGAAGAGCAGATGGAGGCCGAAGAGGCCGCGCAGGAAAAGGCCAACGACATCGTCCAGTCCTACCTTGATCGCGTCTGCTACGAGCCGCAGTTCGAAGCGCTCCGCAACTCGCTCAAGCAGGAAGCGATCAAGTACCACCTCAACCTCCGATAATCCGATGCGCGTTACCCGCCTCCAGTCCCTGCGCCAGCGATCCCGCGATCTCGCTGGCATCCTCAGCGCGCCTCTCGGCGCCGCTGGCGATGACTACCTGACGCCTGATCAGCGCGAGCGCTACGAGATCGAACTGGTGAACCTTCAGGTGGAGATCGAAGCGGAAATTGCCGCCTCGGAAATTTCCAAATGAGCGCGATCCAGTTCGAACCCACCCCCGCCCACAGGGGGTACTGGGAGGCGCTCCAGATGGCGCGCCACTCGATGGCCAAGGACGGCCTCAGCCTAGCCCTCCACCTCGGCGATCACCACCTCGGCGTCATCCCCCGCGTGGACGGCCCGATCTACCTGATCGCGGATCCCCAGCGCAAGGTGCTGGCGCTCGGATCCAGTGACGACCTGATGGCTGGCTTCGGCCCGCAGATCTGGACGGCCTTTGAGCGGGCCACGCGGATCGGAGACCAGCGCGGCTATGACGGCCGCCCGATCCTGAGCGGGGTGGATCTGGACGGCCACCTAGAGGCCGCCAAGGATCCGATCTACGGCGCTCCGATCTGGCAGGTGATCGACTGGATCCCCTGATCCGCTCGGCCCTCCCAGATCAGGTGTTGACACAGGGTAGAACACCTGTTCCACTGCACTCCTTCACCCACCCAAAAACACACACGCATATGGCCATCACCATCCAGCCCACCAACGCCGTTCACGAAGTCGCCGAAGCGATCCGCGAACTCAACGCACTCAAGCCCATCGCGGCCAAGCGCATCGCCCTGATCGAGAAGCGCGTCAACGCCTACAAGGCCGCCTACGAGGCGTACCGCGAAGGATCCAAGGCGCACAGTGACGCCGCTGTCCGCGCTCTGCTGACGCCCTGCGCGCTCGGCGTCTCCAGCGCGATGATCAGCCGCACTGTGGATCGCGCTTTCGCCGACTTCAAGCGCTCCAGCGTCTACGCGGATCTGAGCAAGGCCAAGCGCGCCGTGACCTTCGCCCGCAAGACGGCTGACGCCACCGAGGAGAAGATCGGCGATGCCGCGCGGATGCTGGCCTACCGCCTCGATGACATCCGCTTCACGCTGGAGGCCAACGCCGCTGGCAAGACGATGCTCTTCCGTGGCGAGTGGTCGTCCCGCCTGATGACCGAGGCCGAGGTCTCCCTGATGACCGCGATGCTGGCCGATGGCGCCAATGTGGCGGCCGATCTCACTGCCCTCAAGGGCGGCGTCTACGGCGCCATCAAGACCACTTGGGGACTGGTCTAAAATACCCCATTGACTCCCACTAGAACTTCTGATCCACTGTCCTCCTTCACCCAGTACTAACCTACATCAACACCCAATAAAAACGCATATGAACCACATCGTCCTCAAGTCCGCTCACCTCCCGAAGTCGAAGATCTCCCTCGGTGGATCCCCCACTGCGGCGATCAACGAGATCATCGCTTCGCTCACCGCCCTCGCCCCTGCGGGCATCGAGGTGACGCGCGAGATCCGCACCAGCAAGCACCGCCCTTGGTGCAACACCGCCCGCACCACCATCGAGACCGATCTGATCAGCCGCGTTCAGGAACTGGTCGTCATCAAGGCCAACCTTTCGGCCCACACTGCGTACTCCGCTTGGACGGCCGCGCGCGTTGACGCCCTCGCCAAGGGCGCCAAGGAAGACGATCAGTACCTCTGCTGGGGATCGGTTACTGACGCGAATTCCTACGCGGCCTTCGGCGCTGGCCAGACGATCCTGACCTTCTCGATCGAGTACAAGCCCACCGATGCCGCCCAGCGTGGCGAAGGCCACGGCGAGCGGATCCACGCCGAGATGGCTCCGCTGGCCGCGCTGGCCGAGGCCCGCGCTCTCTGGGTCAACGCTCAGGTGACGATCAGCAACTGCAAGTTTCGCCGCGCTGGCTACGGCTACTCTTTCGAGCCGCTGAACTGCTCCACTGTCGTGAAGAACGCGCTGGCTGATCTGGACAGCAACATCGATCGCCTGATCTACCGCTCCGCTGAGGCCGTAAAGCGCGCCGCCGAGATCAGCCCTGATCTGCTCGCCAAGGAAGCCGCCCGCGTGGAGCGCCAGCGGATCCGCAACGAGCGCCGCGCGGCCGCCTTGGCCAAGGCCAACGATGGCGATAAGTTCGCCTTCTCGCCCACGCTCAAGTTGGACTACTCCAGCCTGAAGATCGAGATGAGCCAAGCCCACCTCAGCACCAAGGACATCGAGGCCATCGCCGAGATCATCGTGGCCGCCAAGGCCCGCCGTGCCGCCAAGGACGCCCAGAAGGCCGCCTAAGCCCCTAGGAGACCCGACCCCTATGGACACCCGCCTCATCCTCGACTGCGCCCTCCTGCTGGGCCTCGGCGCCCTGATCGGCGCCGTGGGCCTCGCGGCCAAACTGATCGGCCGCGCGCTCACCGCGCTGGTCATCGTCTGGGTGCTTGACTCCCAGTCGAAGAAGTGATCCACTCCCCTTCCTCACCCACCACCACGATGAACATCGATCCCACCAACATCAACGCCCTGATCTCCCTCAAGCCGTCCGCTTTCCGCGCACTGCCCACGGAGATCCTCACCGCCGCCGCGCCGCACCTGTTCGCGGCCGAGAAGACCGCGATGGCCGCCGCCTGTGTCGCCCGCGATGGCCGCGCGCCCAGCGCCGAGGTCAACGCCCTGTTCGACAAGACTTGGCTGATCCGTGATCGCGCGGAGATCGCCCAGCGCCTCCCGAAGAAGCGCGCCCTCGATGCCGCCAAGGCCGAGCGCGCCGCCGCCAAGGCCAGCAAGGCCAAGGCCGAGAAGCAACTGGTCAACCTGCTCACGCCCGCCGTCACGCTGATCCGCGAGACGCTGGCCGATGCCGAGAAGCAGATCGCCGAGCGCATCGCCGAGCGCTACCTGCGCGACTTCGACTACCTCGTTGCGCTGGTCGCCAAGTACAGCGCCGAAGGCGTCACGCGCCGCCGCAAGAACGCCGAAGGCGTGATCGAGCCTGTCCTGTGCAAGGCCACCTACTCGGACTTCTACGATCTGGTCGGCGACAACCAGCGCTCGATGCCCGCGTGGCGCCTCCTGTTCTCGGACGAGGTCTGCTCGATGACCACGCTCCTGAGCGAGCGCAAGGTTCGTGATCGCGATGTCGCGGCCAAGCGCCTCGCCAAGGTCGCGGCCGATGAGGCTGATCAGTTCGTGGGCGGCTTCGCGTGGAAGATCGCCACGCGCACGGCCGAGCGCCACTACGCCCACACTGGGATGACCGACTCCAAGATCGTGGCCGCCACCAGCAACGGCGCCGTCTGGGAAGGATCCACGATCCACATCAGCGCCACGAACCCCAGCGCCACGAACCCGATGACCTACACCTTCGAGACCAAGTGCATCGTGAACTTCAGCAAGTACGGCAAAGCCTTCAACCAGTGGCCGACCCGCGAGATCGCGGCCGTGGGCGAGCGCCTCACCCCTCCCCTGAACTGATCGGCCCGCCAGCCGCCCGCCACGCCCCCGCAAGGGGGCTTTTTGTTGGCCGCCCTAGCCCACCCCTAGGCCCAGCCCTGATCGGGCCTCCTAGGCCGTCCTAGGCCACCCCAGAAGAGGGTGTTGACAGGGGCTGGTAGATCTGTTCCACTGCGACCCTCACCCACCGCTATGACCACCATCCACAATCCCTCCCAGTTCAACCCTCAGGACTACTCCGTGATCGACTACATCGATGCGGGCGAGATCGCTTCGATCTGGTTCGGCTACAACCAACTCGCCTCCTCGCTCCGCGAGATGGGCGAGATCTCCAGCGATCAGATCCGCGCGGCCTACGCCGCCGCTCAGGCCGATGAGAAGATCTGCCGCGACAAGTACGAGCGCTACTTCGGCGTCCGCACCTGCCCCACGCAGTGCCAGCACTGCGGCACTGGCCGCGCGCGCTACTTCGCTGTCGCGCTCCACCAGCCCACCAACAAGCACATCGCTGTCGGCCACATCTGCGCGGATCACCGCCTCGGCATCACGCTCGATCAGTACAAGTTTGATCGCCTGAAGGAGCGCGCCGCCGCGATCCGCACCGAGCAGAAGCGCGATGCCGCTCTGGCCAAGTTGGCCGAGACCGATGCCGAACTGGCTGACGCCATCGACAGCGCGAACCGCGATGGCCGCTTCGAAGCCGCCGCGATCACGCGCGAACAGTTGGCCCTCGGCCTCACCGCCGAATCGCCCGCCGATGAACTCGCCGCTGTCGCGCAGAACTTCACGCGCGGCATCCGTCTGCTCGCCGACATCTGCGCCTCGATCCGTCACCGCGACTACGCGGCCAGCGAGAAACAGCGCGCCGTGATCCTCAGCGGCCTCGACAAGAGCCGCGAGTTCGCCGCCCTGTCCCTCGCCCGCGTCCGCGACTCCAAGGCCGTCACCGCCAGCCTCGCCGATCTGCCCGCGCTCACTGGCCGCATCACGATCACTGGCACTGTCGTCTCGTCCAAGCACATCAGCAACGACTACGGCACTGTGACCAAGTACCTGATCCGTCTCGCGGACGGCCGCAAGACCTTCGGCTCCCTCCCCGCTGATCTGGCCGTCACCTACACCCGCAACGCCGCTGGCTCCCTTGAGATGTCCTTCAACCCGATCCAGATCGGCCAGCAGGTCGAGTTCGTGGCCACTGTCGAACAGTCCGAGCGCGATGCCGCGTTCTACTTCCACAGCCGCCCCACCCTGACCAAGGCCGCCAAGGCCGCCCTCAAGGCCGCCCAAGCCTGATCCAGATCAGATCGGATCCAGATCCACGGCCCGCCGCAAGGTGGGCCTTCTTGTTGCCCCAGTCCAGCCAAGCCACCCAGCCGCCCCGCCAAGGCCCGATCAGCCCCCAGCCTAGCACCCTACAGCCCCAGCCCAGTCCAAGCGCCTCTCAGGCCAAGCCAGCCACCCTAGCGCTCCCCCTAAATCCTCCCCAGCCTGTATCCCCTGATCCCCTACGCGGATCACCCAGTCGGTCACCCATCCTTCGGATGCCCCAGATAGCGTGGCAATGGCCCAAAAGAAGAGCGCTGTAGCCCCTCTGAGGCCAGATCAGCCCTGACCCAGCCTACCTGCCGTCCAGATCAGCCAAGGCGCCCCAGATCGGCGCCCAGCCAGTTACGCGGATCACCCTCTCGGCCAAGGTTACGGCACCTCTGTCCCTAGACCCTTCGGCCCTAGGCCCGCCACGGCCAAGCCAGACCCCTAGGATCGGCCAGCCAAGGCCCGCGCGGATTCCACCCAGCCAAGACAGGGGGGGAGGGGGTCTTGGAAATTCGGCCGAAAAATTACGCTTCGCATTCAGTCGTAAGGAATTTTTTGCCAAAAGGCTTGACGAGGTGTGATTTACTGACCTAGGAAGGCCGATATGGAACTGACTGTTATGGCCACGCGCGAAAGCGAACTGGCCAAGGCTATGGGCCTGACGCGGAAGGCGATGACCGATCTGCGGAACAGTCTGCTTCGCCCCCAAACTGATTGGTACCGCGAGGACACGAAGGCGCCTGAGGCCAAGCGTCCTGTTTGGATCACCCCAGAGGGTATGGTCAAACTTTCCGAACACTGGGGCATCAAGGCAGTGCAGGTAGAGGCCGAAAAAAAAATTCTGTCGGCCGCTAACGCGGCCGAGGTAGCCGAGTGTACAGTGCTGACTGTCTTCCCCAGAAATCCTCGGCTTGTCGAAGTCCTGCTGAACGGCGCGAAGCGGATGATGAGGGTGAGGGATAATTCCAAATGGGCTAGAGGAATGAAGGTTGAAGTCCGCACCGAAGGTGGGATGAGCAACTTTCTGATCCCGCTCAGAAACCCCAGATTTAAAGGCAAATTCTAACTTTTCCCACACATATGGCTAAATCCAAATACAAGATGGCTTCCACGAAGGGCGCCAAGAAGTCCACCTCCAAGAAGAAGAAGTGCTAACTATGTGGTACATTCTTACTCTTCTTGTCGGCATTGTCCTCGGCGCTGTCGGTGCCGTTTTTGTCGCTCGCAACAATCGATCCAAGATCGACAAGGCTCTCGGCGCCGCCGATGCCGCCAGCGAGAAGTACAAGAACTATATGACCAAGTGGTCTGACGACATCAAGAAGGACGAACTGAAGTGAAGGAAGCGGCCAACAGTTCCCGATCCGCTGTTCGCAGATACGCGAAGGGCAGTTCGTACTACCAGACGGCCGTCACAAGACAGGTGAGGCGTAAGGGAACTACCCTTGCGTCCTCGCCTAAACTTCCGACCAACAGGGCGTACCACAGGAACTACAGCAGGAAGCACAGGGCAAGAAACGGAGGCTAAGATGGCCTCGCTGGCTCTCACTCCGCATCCTGTCCTCCACGCCCCCACAGAGGATGAAATCAAGGCTCTCGTCCAGAAAGTCGGCCAAGAAAAGACCCTTGAGATCCTCCAGATCCGCGAGGACAAGATCGAGGCAGAGAAGCGCGACCCATACAGACACGGCTATGAGCCTTGGTACTGGAAAGATGCCGATAGAATTCTTGATCAGAATGATGAGATTCTACTTAGCGGTGGTAACCGCGCGGGGAAGACAGAGTACGCGGCGAAAAGGGTAGTCTACACCCTGATCAACAAGCCCAACTCGCGCGTATGGTGCCTCCATACGACCAACCAGTCCAGCATCCAGATGCAACAGAGCGTTGTCTGGAAGTACCTGCCCGCTGAGTTGAAACAGGCAAAAAAGACAAAGATCACCAACATTGCGTACACTCAGAAGAACGGATTCTCTGAGAACTCATTTGTTCTGCCCAACGGAAGCCAGTGCTTCTTTATGAATTACGCTCAGGAGCGTACTGTGATCGAAGGTGGCGAAACCGACCTGATCTGGTGCGATGAACTTGTGCCGCTGGACTGGGTCGAGACGCTTAGGTTCCGTAACATCACCAGAAGGGGCAAACTGATCGTAACCTTCACGCCTGTAACAGGCTACACCAATGTGGTGAAGGACTACCTTGCTGGGTGCAGGATCGTTGAATCCAGACCAGCCAAGTTGCTGGAGGGAACTAACGCCGTGATCGGGTGCAAGTCTGGCGAGATGCCTTATATCGCCAAGTGCGTCCGAAGGGGCGCTTACGCGCTTTGGTTTTTCTCCGAGTTCAATCCCTACAACCCTTTCGACCACCTTGCCAAGAGCCTGAAGGGTAGATCCTCCTACGAGATCAAGATCCGTGCCTATGGCTGGGCCGAGTCGCTTCAGGGCAACCAGTTCCCCAGATTCGGAGATGCCAACATCATCGAGGCGTCTAAGATTCCTGCCAGTGGAACTAACTATCTAGCAGTAGATCCCGCTGGGGCCAGAAACTGGTTTATGCTCTGGATGCGCGTCACCGAGGACGGAACCAGATATGTCTATCGCGAGTGGCCTGACGCGGCCGTAGGGGAATGGGCGCTGGCCTCCGATAAGGCCGATGGGAAGATTGGCCCAGCCCAGACTACCAACGCTGGCAGAGGCTTGGATGAGTACAAGGAACTGATCAGGCACCTTGAGGGCGGCGAGAACATCGTGGAGCGCTATGTAGACCCCCGCGCGGGCGCGCAACAGGCGGCTGGCCGAGATGGCGGCACCTCTATCATTGACCTGTTCCAGCAAGGGGATGAGCCGATGTACCTGATCCAAGCGGCTGGCATCGCCATTGAGGAGGGCGTAGGGATGATCAACAACTGGCTGTCGTATGATCCGTCCCAGCCGATTAGTTCAATTAACCAGCCCAAGTTGTACATTTCTGAAAACTGCCAGAATCTTATTTTCTGCTTGAAGGAGTGGACTGGGCAAGACGGCCAGAAGGGAGCCTCCAAGGATCCCATCGACTGCCTTCGGTACCTCGCGGTTATGAACCCAGAGTTTGAGAACAACAACACTTACCAAGCCACTAAACCTTTCTCGTACTAAAATGACCTACCCTCCCCTTCTCTCCCGCAAGGCCGCTTCTGAAATGACTGGCTTGTCCGCGCGGTACTTCGATAGGCTTCGCCTAGACGGAAAACTTTCCACCTACAAAACCCTCGGCGGCCAGCACCGCTTCCACCGAGACGAAATCCTAAAACATATCAATGAAACCCCTACCTTGGAACACGCCCACGACAGATGCTCTGGCGGCGGCGAAGAAGAGTCCAGATCTTGAAACGCTCCTAAAGGAGTATAACGAGTCGCTTTATAACGGCTCTTCGCTTGAGCGCCTTGCGGCTCTTGACGATATCCGCTACTGCCGCTGGCACGGCCAGTCGGATGACGGCAAGAAGCACAGCGATCTCAGGCAGGACGGAAATCCCGCGATGCCGTGGGAAGGCGCGTCCGATGTGCGAGTCCGTCTGGTGGACAGAACCATCAACGACATTAGCGCACTCCTGATCACCGCGTTCCAGCGCAGTCAGTTGCGCGTAAGCGGGGTCACGCTTGATGATGGCGGCCCTGCCACCGCATCCTCCACATTGATGCGCTGGATCCTAGAGAACAGGCAGAGCAGGGAACTGTACTCCGAGGCTTACCTTGGCGCCCAGTACGCCCTCACATACGGATGGACTGTATTCCACATCACTTGGGATCAGGAATCTGCGATCAGACGCCAGAAGATCACTATGGACGATCTGATGGCCATTGAAGAGCAGTACAAGGAACAGGCTCCTGATTCCGTCTTGGCCAACCTTACGGAGATGATCCAAAGCGGTTCTAACGATGATTATCTCGCGGCTAACCTTTCTCAGTTCCTGAACAACGCCAGCGTTTCTAAGTGCCGAAAGATGGTAGTTGCGCTCAGGGAAAAGGGTGAGGCCGAAATCGAAGAGCCTTACATCATCAGGAACCTTCCGTGCGTTACGGCGCTCAAGCCGTATGACGAGATCACCTTCCCGCAGGAAACAACGGATCTCCAGAGAGCAAGAGTCATCTATCGCCGCACATTCCTGACAGAAGTCGAACTGCGAGCGATGGAGGTTAACGATGGCTGGAACAAGGAATTCATCGAGGCGGCCGCCGCTACATTGGGCAGATCGTCTATGTACAACGACCCCAGCCTTACGCCTGTCACCAATGTTCTTACCACCAATGTTTGGCGCGGTAAGAATATGATCGAGATTGTGTATGCCTATGCGCGCCAGATCGGCCCTGACGGCATTCCTGCGATCTACTACACTGTGTTCAGCCCTCAGGTTGGCACCAAACTGTACGCGAAGCACGAAATTCTGGACTACTACCACGGAAAGTATCCCTTCGTTGGCTACGCTAGAGAAGTCACGCGCCGTCCGATTATGGAGTCTCGCGGCATCCCTGAAGTGTCCAGAACGGATCAGGATGAGATCAAGGCACAGCACGACTCCCTGCGCGACAGAACGGCAATCGAAACCCTTCCCCCGATCAAGGTGGCCAAGCGCATTGGCGCCATCAACAGAATCGGCCCTGCCGTCCAGTTGCCTGTCACGACCAAGGATGACTATACATTCCTCGACCCACCCGCTGGCAACCCTCAGATCGCGTTCTCGATGATCGAGCGCGTGGAGGCTCAACACGCCGCCTATTACGGCCTTACCTCCAAGTATGTGGAAGATGTCAGATCCCAGTTGCTCCAGCAGTCCATCGTGAACGGATGGCTTCATTGCTGGACTGAGATCTACCAGCAGGTCTTCACGCTGGCTTTGCAGTACCTGACGCCCGAAGAGAAGGTTCGTATCTGTGGTATGGATCTTCCCGCGCGCGCGACTGAGATCCACGGCGGCTTCGACTTCATCGTGAAGTTCGATGTTCGCGAGGTTGATACCAACCTTGTGATGGAGAAACTGGATGCCATCTCTAAGTTTGCCGTCCCGATGGACGCCTCTGGCGTCATTGACAGGAACAAGTTGGTTAAGGCGATCCTTGAGACAATCTCTCCTGACGCGGCAAAGGATCTCATCGTTGAGACCGAACAGGCTTCTAACAAGATGTTCAGAGATGTTCAGACCGACATCGGCCTTATGCTGTTGGGCAATGCCCCGCAATTGGTCGAAAACGATCCGTCCTCTCAGACCAAACTGCAACTCGCCCAGCAGATCCTACAGCAGAATCCGAAGGCTCAACAGGCGCTTCAGGGAGACGAGATCTTCCAGCAGTTGTTCCAGCAGTATGTCCAGAACTTGCAGATGTCTCTCCAGCAGGAGCAGAATAAGCAGGTTGGCAGAACTGGCGTTGCTCCTCAGGGGCCGTCTATGGCCGATCAGGTCAAGGGCGTCATCGAACAGGCCAAGGCGGCAAAGACCGCTAAGGACAACGGCCAGACATCAGCCAGAGAAGATGTCGGCCAGCAGGTTGCCGCCCAGAGAGGTCAGGAGATGCAGGGCAAGGTTCAGGCTCAGGCTCAAGGCGACCAGATGCGCCAGATGGTTATGGAACTGATGTCTCAGGGCGCTTCAGAAGAAGAAGCGATCCAGATGATCCAGCAACAGATGCAGGGCGGCGGCCAGCCTCAGCAAGGCCAGATGCCACCCGAACAGCAAATGCCTCCTGAAGGTATGCCCCAGTGAGCAATAACCTAGATTTCAAGGCCACAGAGGAAACCCTTCGCAAGTTGGGTTTCAAAGGCACCAACGAGGCGTTTGACGCGGTTATCGCGTTGCTCGATACCTTCATCTCAATCGAGACTGTTTCCGCAATCGGATCGGAACTATCCAGCGAGAAGCGTCACCACCAGTGCGGAAGGGTCGAGGCGCTAATCGACTACAAGGCTTACCTGATCGATGCCAGAACACAGGCGATCAGGAAGAACGCTCCTGATGTGGTATGATCCTTGGCAAATCTTGTACAAGTTTGCCGATCCTTGCATCGCGCTGGTCACCCTGTTGACCTGTCCAAACAATTGGGCCTAACTGGCCTTGGTTCTGAGATCCACAAAACTCTGTCGGACTTCTTACAAGTCCTTAAATTGTATGCCCAACGCTAATAAAAACAGTACCGCTGAAAACGCGGAGCCGCAGGTGGACACCAGCCCCCTGTCGTTAGAAGGACTCGCGTCCTTCATCGAGACATCCTCGCTTTCTGGTGGAGCGCGGACGGATGCTACCGAATCCGATACGCAGTCGGTGGAAGACCAGCCAAGACAACTCGACGACCCTCTGGCAGAGGGAATCCAGTCGTCCGTTGGCATTGATAACAGATCGTCAAAGAACTCGGCAGAGAATGTCGCAGGTAATGACGAGGATGAGGGAAATGGTATCCCTAGCCACATCCAGAAGCGGATCGATAAGATCACAGCCAAGCGCCGCGAGGCCGAGGCTGAGGCCGAAAGACTCCGTGCTGAACTGGAAGAGGTTAAGACGAAGAGCGCTGAACCAGTCGTCCCGCGCAGTAAGAATCCGTTTGGGAATGTCCTGAACGAGGCCGAACTGCAAAAGAAACTGGAACAGGCCCGACAGATCAGAGACTGGTGCGAAGAGAATCCCTATGGTGGCGAAGTCCCCAAGGGCGATGGTACAGTCATCCATATGGACGAATCCGAAGTCCGTAAGATGAAGATCAACGCCCTGAAAGACATCGAGACCAACATTCCCGCTCAGGCTCAGTTCATTCAGGCCCGCCGCCACTTCGATCCCATCGCGGAAAAAGAATATCCGTGGTGGCAGAAAAAGGATACGAAGGAGTACAACACCGCCATTGCGCTCCTTAAGAACTTCCCCGAACTTGGCGCCTTCCCTGACTACAAATTGGTTATCGGAGACTTTGTCTATGGTATGACCAATCGTCAGATGAGGCAGGTCAAGGAATCCTCGGCTCCTATCCAGCGCCGTCCTCAATATCAGCCCGCTCGCCCCTCCATTAGCCCATCGGCATCAAACCAAAATACGAATGCCACGGAAATGGAGAAAAGGTTTATTAAGAGTGGTTCCAGAGATGATCTCGCGTCCCTAATTGAGGCTAGGTTAAAGTCTCGTTAATCCAAAACCGCCGCAAGGCACCAAATACTATGGCAAGACTGTTTGAAAGAGATCTTCAGGGCTACAACGCCGCCAATGAAGCCAACCGAGTGGGTCGCCGCGAGGATATCGCGGATATGATCACGCTTGTCGAGGCGAAGGACACCCCCTTCACCACGATGGCTCGCAAGGGCGCTGAACCCTCCAACACCCTGTTCCAGTGGCAGGTCGATAAGAACCCCGACCCCCGCGTTCAGCCTGTCATTGACGGCACGGACGAATCCACGACTGGTGACACCGCTGGTGGCGCCAAGATGGAGCAGTTCACCATCGGCTACCGCGCTACGCTGGCCGCCTACCCGCAGATCTTCCGCAGAAAGTTCCGCGTCTCCAAGTTGACCGAATCCAATATGGTTCGTCTCGCTGGTACGCCCTCGGAACGCTCGCGCCAGATGGCGAAGGCGATGCTCGCGATCAAGCGCGATGTCGAAGTGGCTCTCACCTCGTCCCAGACCGCTCAGGCTGACAACGGCTCCGTTGGCTACCGCACCCGCGCTCTGGATTCGTGGACAAAGACCCAGTGGGAAAAGGACGCCACCCTCCCTGTCCCCGACCAGTATTGCACCCCTGCCGAAAACATCATCGCGGCCTCGGCCACGAAGACCATCGGCGGTACCAGCCGTACTGTCGCCAACGCGAACACCTGCGCTAATGCCGCCGCGCTCAACGAATCCCACTGTCAGGATATGCTGACCGCCCTGTACAAGCAGATCGGCCAGAACCGCACTTGGGACGCTCTCGTTGCCGTGAACCTGAAGCGCGCGTTCTCCAACCTCGTCTACACGACCCCGAATGGCGGCCAGATGTCGTCCTCCCCGATCCGCACGATGCGTGAGGGTGGTGAAACGACCTACAGCCAGTACATCGATGTCTTCCAAGGCGACTTCGGTCAGATCAACCTCCATATCTCCAACTGGCTTGGCGATATCGACCAGCGTCCGACTGTGAACGGCTCTGATAACCCTGACTTCGGTGAATTCACGCCGAACCTCAACAAGGGCTTCATCATTCCGTTCGAACACACGGAGATCCGCTACGGCGGCAACATCGCCGAAGTCATCGAACTGACTGACAACGGCGGCGGCCCTGCCAACGCTATCGAGATGGTTCTGGGTCTTTGCATCCATAACCCGCTCGCCTTCGGCAAGTTCGACCTCTAATCCGCGTAACAGTGGACATCTCCCGCCAGATCTCGGAAGCAGTACCTGAGGAACTCCTAAAGGATTTCCACAGGGAGATCCGAACTGGTTGGGAGATGCAGAAGGTCAGAACTCAGCACAACCTCAAGTGGGCGGCGAAAGCCAACCACAAAGGGGTAGATAAGACTGTGGATGGGATCGGGCAACTTATTGCCCGCATCCCTCCAGAGTCTTACCACTTTTGGGGACAGCACTTCGGCACATATGACTGTTGGAAGGACAAAGGGTTTCTCAGGGAGTTCCTGAAAGACAACCCTGAGTGTATGGTCAATACCGCCAAGAAGAGCCAAATCCTCGTAGACAATAAGATCACTGATAGTAGCGGAAAGCCCCTGTGAGGACTGCCGACTTCAGCACGATCTTGTTCGATGCGGTCAACCTTTGCGGGTATGACCTTTCGAACATTACAGAACAGCAATTCCGCACAGTGCGGCAATTCGCTAATCAGCGCCTCAGGGTCGCTTGGGAGTCGTATCCGTGGTTCTCCCTTACCAGATACGCAGAAGTGGCCGTGGTAGAGAATACTACTACTGGCCTAAGAACAGTAGCCGTTCCCTCTCTTTCTGGAGAGGTAGTCGGGGTTTACACGATGAACCCCCTTACGACAACACAGTCCGTGTATGTGTCGTATGCTCTAACTGAGATCAACAATGTGGAGACTATCATCGTCAACACTCCGATCTCCAAGGTGTGGGTAGAGTACAGAATTAAAAGACCTGAATTGTTTGGAGATGTCTGGAACGCCGCAGTAACCTACCGCGCGGGCGCTCAGGTGTACTTCGATTCACAGTCTGGGGAGCCTAGCCTTATGCCTACCGCTGGGTATGCCCATACGGCCAATTTTTATACCACCTCTTCCACGCTTCCAGTCGGCACTAAGCCGCGCTGGACTGGCGGCGGCGACACAAGATGGGTGATCGTCCCGATCCCATATATGTTCGCGTCCTATATCAGCCGCGCCGTCTACGCTGACTTCCTTAGATCTGAACAGCAGTACGAAGACGCTGGCAAGGCCGACATCGATGCCGCCGCGATCCTTGAGCAGGAGTACGACAAGGAACTTCGCCAGCAGGGCCAGATCAGACGGATCAACTTTATCGACACTTACTAATATGAGCAAAATCGAATACCAAGGCCCATTCATTAAAGGATATGTCCACGCGGATGTTTCCGTTGGCACATCGGCCGCTGAGTTCCTCCCCATTGCCCCCGCTGGCACTCGCCGCGTTGCTCTGGTCATCCAGAACACATCTACCACGGCAACCATTCAGGCCATTCTTGCAAACTCTGGTTCCGTTGGGATTCGGATTGCTCCGCTTGGTAGCATCACTCAGGAGAACTACAACGGCCCTGTCCGTCTGATCTCTTCTGCCGCCGCTACACCTGTCCACATTGCTTACGCCAATTCCTGATGAGCATCACGATCTCAGGCGGTGGCGTAGCAGGGATCACAGTTGAAACTGATCCTACCGCGCTGAAACTTACAGGCGGTACGCTGTCTGGCAAGTTGTTTACTTCTCCAACTTCTGGTGTTGCTGGTTTTAATATTGGCACTGGAGGAACTGATGCTGGAAGCACAACTGCTGGCGATATGTGGATTGCTACTGGTGGTGCTACCCTTAATTTCCGTGATGGACTTGGTGCTTGGAGACAATGCCTTAATACCAATACTGCTGGAATAATCCAGACCACCTCTACCGCCCCCGCCCTTAGAGTCACCCAGATGGGAAATGGTGAGGCATTCCGTGTTGAAGATAGCACAACCCCAGACACTACTGCCTTTGTAATCAGCAATAACGGCAAGGTTGGCATTGGTGTTGCTCCTGATTCGTCCGCTTGCCTTCGCGTTGACAACACAGGGATTAAATTTGCAGATGGAAGCACTCAAACTACATCTTACTCGCAAGAGAATCAGCAATCTCTTGCGGATTCAATCTGGCTCGCTCACAACTTCCGCAACTGCTCACTTTCTGGAAGTTACGACAGTTTGTCCAATCGTACGACTATTAACTATTCTCATCCAGTTGCAGAAGCGTTGATCAACAACTATAGCGCGGACATTGAGATCCTTAACACAGGGAACGGATATCCTATTCAGTTAATAGGTACTGGATTTATAGAGGTTAATGGCGATCAGACAGGCGTCCCACTTCTTCTTAGAATGCGCGGCATTACTCTCACTGGTGGCGAGTTTACCTTGTAAAATGCCTTATGCCCAACCTTCAGTACCAGACGGATCGTGATGGGGGCTTCATCGGGATGGAGTCGCGCACGAATCCTACGCTACTGAAAGAACAGTATCTTCAGTACGCCAAGAATCTCAGGCTTGAGCGCGGTGTCGCTCAGGCGCGCAATGGGATAAAGCGTATGAACAATGAGGATCTGGATGGCCAGTTTATCAGGGGTTCGGCCAAATTCGTCACAGTTGGCGGCGATGAAAAGATCGCCGTTCTTACCTCTGACGCGCTCAGGACATACAACCCAGCCACAGACAGTTTTGATCTGACAGTGTACTACCCCACTGGCAGGGGCATCTCCGAGACGGATAGCATCGCTGTCGTACAGGCCGTCAACAGGCTGTACATCTTTAGGGGTCTTCCCGCGCACGAAACTCCTTATTTTGCCAAGTACGATCTGCCTCACAATAACAGCACCCTAGTTACTGTCACTGTTTACAGCGACAGCGAGAGGACTATCCTGAAGGCCCACGGATACTCGACAGGGGACGAAGTGACGATTGCAGAGTCTGCCGACACTGTATTCAACGGAAACTACATCATCACTAAGATAGACGACAACACCTTCACTTACGACCTTCCATCCGACCATAACAATGGAGATGGGACTATCGTGACACAGAAGGCCAAGCCTCCGTTTATCTTTGATGGCACTGACATCACAGTGGCGCCTCAGACTGTACTTAGCGGCGTCTCTGCCTCACTGCCCTCCTCTGACGCGGCGATCTACCAAGGCAATCGGATCATCCTTAAGCAGGGTCGCGATAAGTTGGCCGTATCGGATTACCTAGACTTTACCGCGTGGGATCTCACCTTCGGACAGTTCACGATCAACCTTGGATCATACGACCAACTGGTAGGGTTCACGCCTTGGCTGGAGAACGAGTTCATCATTTTTCAGCGCAATTCTATCTACAAAGGTAGGGTCGTAAACGCCTCCTATGTCACAGGGGAGAATCCAGATCAGCAGTCCTACCTGACATCAATCTCCAATTCCTTTGGTTGCGTTGGCAAGAGGGCTATCGTGAATACTGGCAGGTTCGTGTTCTTCCTGTCTGACTCTGGCATCTTTATGCTAGAGCCGCAGTTGGATCTCAAGACGATCAATACGCTTGAGCCGTTGTCGTCACCGATCAACGACCAGTTTGCCGATGCGAACAGGCAGTTCATCGACAAGGCGCACGGAGTCTTCTTCGACAACCGACTGTTTATGGCCGTGCCGTGCGGCAACGATATAGACGGCAACCCCCACACGCGGCCTAACAGGGTGTTCGTGTACAACATTCTGAACAAGGCTTGGGAGAGCATCGATACATACCCCACGCGCGTTGAAGGGTCTGCAGGATCTAGAGACTTCTATGTAGATGACTTTTGCATCGTTAACTACGGATCAAGGAAAAGACTGTTCTTGGTCAATTACGGCGGCGGCCTTGTGACGAACACAGCCGCGTCTTCTGGTGGCGTGTTCCTTACCGAAGAACACATCTTCGGAGACGAGACAGATAATCTTGGAACTCCTGTTCTCCCATTTTCACTAATCGAGGACGACCCTTCGACTGCCCCCATTGAGTATGGCGCTTGGCTTGGCGAGTCTGAGGTAAGAGTGACGCCGACAGATACTCGTATGGTCACGCGGCGCTTTACTCTAGGGAGCCTTTACGAAAAACGATTTTCCGCAGTCAATACGGATATGTCCCTTCCGAATGGAGGGGCTATCCTGACCACAGTAAAGATCATCAACCCTGATCGAGAGATCCTCGTAGATCGTCACCAGACGCTACCTGAGCCAGACACCTCGCGCAGAGTGCCGATTGCCCTCAGGGGTTACGCGGCCCAGATCGAGTATCAGATGATCACTGGCCAGCCTTCCGTCAGGGGGGTTACTATTGACGCTACGCTCACTGGAAGAAATGTAGTGAGCAAAGACTAATATGCCCGACTTAATCAGAACACAAAACTTCGTAGACGGCGACCTAGTCACCGCTCTAAAACTGAAGAACCTGATCGACCAGACGAATATCGACCCTTCGTTTGTATCACGCCAGAACGAGTTGCAGTCCACTACTGTCGATGTCAATAACGACACTGTTCTTGTCCACGATGCATCGGCGATCCTGCTCAAAAAGGTAAGGGTCAGGGAACTCCTTAGAGTCCCGATCACGCTTACCACCCTGTCTGCGACTACAGTCAAATCCTCAATCTTTGATGCCGAGGCCAACAAGGGTATGCTCCTTACGGCCAACAATGGCGTTTCCGTTACTGGCAGGAACTGGGTTTCCTCCAATGGCACACTGGTTACTGTGACCTCAACGGCGCACGGCTTGACCACAGGTGCTGTTCTGTCGATCACGGCCAACAACGCGGCATATAGCGCGGATACTGCGATCACAGTAACATCGGCAGATTCGTTTACCTATACCCTCCCTGCTTCCGTTTCGAATGTCGCGTGGACTTCGTCCGTAATCACAGCCACGCCTCCAGCCTACAATCAGGCTCTGATCACAGTTACTTCCCCTGCCCACGGACTGACCACAGGCACGGCCGTAACGACTACCGCGAGCGATCCCAATTACAGCGGAGCCAGCGTCACGATCACTGTACTGAACGCCAACCAGTTCACCTACACGCTGTCGTCCTTCCCACCCAGCAGACCTGCCTCGTCTGGCATCCTTTCCTATACGCCCGCTCGCTTGGCTTCCGCTGGAACCCTTTCCTATGTCCAGATCGGCTTTGCCGTGGTCAACGGCAGGTTCAGGGTCAGCGGAAACACCGAACTCGCTGGAACTAGGGTTAGCGGAGATCTGAGCGTAACAGGCAATGCCGCCATTGAAGGCACCTCTAGGTTTGCAGGAGCCACATCGTTCTTGGCACCCGCGACATTCTACAACGATGTGAAAGTCAGGGGTGTCGATATTAAGCCTAGGTTTGATTACTTTGTTCAGACCAGAACACAGTCAGTTCTGACTTCTACTTGGGGTGGCGCTCAGAATCCTGCTAACTCTTTAGGGACAAAGATCCCGACACTAGATCTTACATTTACTCCACAGAAGGCTGGAAACAGGGTAGTTCTTACTTGGACTCTTTTTGCCGAATTTACCGCCTTGGACAAGGCTGTACTTTTTGTTACTAGAACGCCTAACACTGGCGCTGGCGCTGGAGTTGCAGTTCCGCTTCCTGATTCAGTCGATGCGTCTAACAACACTTGGTCTGGCGTTGCTGTGCCTCACTGGAGTCAGGATGAATCGTCTACTCCAGAACTGACGACTATTCGCATTGTCGATAACAATTCTCTAGATGTTAACTGCACCTACTCTTTACATTTTAGAGCATCGAATAACATTATCGTAACAGCGTATATCAACAGGGCCGCAGGATCTGCTGGTGCGCTTATTTTTGAATCTGGAATGTCGCTTGGCCACGCTCACGAAATCTCCACCTGATCACGGCCAATCCAGTCGATGGGATCATAGATCTCGTTAAGCGCAGAGTCACTGATCCTGAGTTCTGGGAATCTTCGTTTTCTGACGATAACTACCTGAAGCAGTACATCGCCTTCCATCTGCTTGGGGGCAATGGAGGGTGGGTTACCAACGATGACGGCCTGATCACAGGCGCGATGATCGCGTATGAATGCGATGAGGAATACGCAAGAAATCGGTTTATCTGGAAACCTCCTACTGGGAAAACTTGTATCTTTGTTGCACAAGTTGTCGCGGACGATGACGAATCGCGCGATAAACTTGCCCATATGTTCTTAGATATGTTCCCTACGCGAAAGCCCTGCTACGGACTTCGCAAGGGCGCTTTTACCGCTATGAATGGCCACGATATCGCTATCAAACTGATCGGAAGGAGAACCTCCAATGGGCGGCGGTAAAGGCCCAGAGACCCCTCCTCCGAGGGACTACTACAAGGAGACCTCCGACTCCCTTAGGGCGCAGGTCAATATGGCCCCGCAGTTGTACGCCGCTGAGGCCGCGTTCAGGCCGCAGTACCAGCGCCTTGAACTGGCTGGGTATAGAAACAGCCTCCTAGGCAGAGTTACCACTGACGATCTTAGCGCTACGAGTAGGGCCGAATATGATGCGGCCGTGGCTGAAGCCGCTGGCGCAGACGCCAAACTTGCCCAACTACAGAACCAGCGAGCGGCTATCCAGCAAGGCATCAGGGTTGGAAGAAAAGGTCAGATCGTCTACGACTCGGCTGGACTCCAGCGCGTTGACGCCGAGATCGACAGACTTAACATTCTAAAGCAGACACCGATTGACCCTGCCTCGTTCAGCGACAGGGGTCTTATCGACATCCTAGAAAAGGATGTGATGCCCTCTATGGCCCGCGCAGAGGCTATTACCACCTCGCGCCAAAGAGCGTCTGATATCGCCGATGTAGAGGCTCTAGGCCAGCGGGCGTCCCAAGCCTACCTTGATGCTGATCCTAGATCCAAGGCTCTGATTGAGACCCTTAACGCTCAGGCTATGTCTGCCCTCCAGCAGAACGGCGCCCTGACCCCAGAACAGCAGAGATTCGCCCTTCAGACGGCCAGAATCGGTATGGCTGATCGCGGCCTTGCTATGGGCAATCAGGGTCTTGCGGCCGATGTCCTAGGAACCTACCAGTTAACCGAGGCCCGCCGTACAGCCGCCCAACAGAACGCTGGGGCTGTCCTTGGCCTAAACAAGCAGTTCACCGCTGATCCGTTCCAAGCGATCCTTGGCCGTCAGGGTCAGGCTTTCAACGCTGGTATGAACCAACAGCAGTTTGCCAGCGGATTCTCCCAGAGCATCGGCCCGCGCCTGTTCAATCCTGAATCTCAGTACGCGGCTGATCTCAGCAACAGCAACCAGCAGACAGCCGCCGCCTACGCGGCCGCCCGCGCGCAGGTTCAGTCCGCTACCATCGGCGCCGTTGGATCCGCTATTGGCGGCATCGGTGGAGGTTGGGCGCAAGGTCTTGGAAGTGCGGCTAAGGCCGCTGGGTCTGGTTGCTGGGTGGCTAGAGAGGTGTACGGAGTTGATAATCCCAAGTGGGTTATCTTCAGAGGATGGATGCTTAACGAGTCTCCTGAATGGTTCAGATCTACATACCTTAAGCACGGCGAGAAGTTTGCTGAGTACATCAAGGACAAGCCCCTGCTGAAGGCTGTCATTCAGGAAGGTATGGATCTTATCGTCTACCCAAGAATGACCAGAATTTATGCCTGAAGGATCTCGCCCAATCTCCAAGCAGTACGAAGGACAGCGCGTCAGTACTATTCCTGACGGATTTCTTCAGGCTTACGCTCAGGTAGGCGCCAACATCCAGAACACTGGCAAGGCCATCGGTGAAGGCATTGGTGGTGCTATCGCCGCGTACAAGCAGAACCAGCAACAGCACGAAATTGCTGACGGAACAGCAAAGGCTCAGTTTGCCAAGGTCGGAGAGATCAATAACTACCTAGACGCTCAGATCAAAAATACCCCTGACGATGTCAAGGGTATGGCCACTGACGAAAAGACTACGGATCCTAGGGCGCTTGCTTACCGCGCGATTATGGATGCCAAGGCAACATTGGCAAAAGATGTCGGCGCTTGGACTGATAAAAGCCTTACCCAGAAGACGGCCGCTCTTGGCCGTATGTCTATCCTGACTAAGTTCGCCGAAGACTTTAAGGACGAAGAAGCAAAGAGAAACGCCGCGACTGCGGCTGGTGTTCAATGGAAAGCGGAATTTGACAGAAAGACCGCATCGGATGCGCTTGAAAGAGCCAAGTGGTTGGCCTCAACCGCTGGGATCAGGGGTGCTGATACGCTTGCAGGATCTCTTAATGCTCCAGAACTAGTTACGGCTTCAGAAGGAAAGATCGGGTTGAATCCTGAGTTTGTTAGGGCTTTTGAAAACGCGAAACAGCAGATCACGGCCGCTATTGCGGCCACACCTGCTACCGAAAAGGACGCCATTGCCGTTCTTAAGAAGCAGGAAGAGGAACTCAACGCTAGGTTTGTTCAGGTTTCTGGACAGGCTTCTGGATTCGACAAGGCCGCCAATGATCAGACCGCCGCAGTCAGCGCCGCTCTTCGCGAACCTGCTCAGGCTAAAAGGTATCTTGCTGAGATCGATGCCAAGATCGCAGATCTTACCGCTGGCAGAGGTGGCGTTGAATTGGCACCTAAGGCAGTTCAGGAAGAACTTAAGTTCCTCCAGCAGGAAAAGGATGAACTTCAACAGGCTATTGCGAAGTCCGAGAAAGGCCCGAAGGACTGGCTCGGTGGACAGGCTATTGTCGATTTCCAGCCTACGACAATCCGCGCAAGATTTGCTAGAGAACTGAACGCCACTAACGCGGCCACTGTCTGGGAGGCTTCTATGAAGTCTCAAAACCTCCCTGTTACACCTGCGGCAAAGGCTTGGGTTAAGGAACTGGCTCTTTACCACGGAGAATCGACATCTGACGGATGGAGGATCCGAGTCGATGAGAAGACAGGCGGTATCACTAGAGAGCGTGATCCAGACTTCGTCAGATGGTATAAGGCCAAGGCAAACGGAGAAAACCTTACTGGTCAGGAACTGGCTGACTTCGAAAAGGCTGAAGCGGACGCCGCAAGCCGCGCTATGAAGGTTAGCATCCAAACGCTTGGCATCAGAACCCCTGATGGACTTGCACCTAGCCTTGAGATCCACGACAGGCACACAGGCGCGTTCAGCATCTATGTGAGAGGACAGATGCTTCTGGATTCTCAGGAATCTATGAAGGTTCGAAAAGAGGTTCAGGACAACAACCAGTTGATGAATGCTCTTGGAAACCTGAGATCCCTCCTGAGCCAGAGAACTGCCGATGGTAAAGGCATCGTCTACAAGCAGGTGACAAGACCTTCCAGTCCTGAAGAAAAGGCGGCTGGAAAGGGAGACACGATCACCGAAGACGAAATGAAGGATGGATACAGAGTTCCTGTCCTTAGAAAACTTTCTGATCTGTCCACGCCTGAGAAACAACAGTTCACCACTGCTGTCGCTACATTTATCAGAGTTAAGGCTAAGGGACTTGGTGTCTTGTCTAAGACTGACTGGGATTACCTTCGGACGCTGGCCCCTGATCTTGGCCCACAGTTCTCTGAGAACTTCAACCTAAAGGAGGACAGCGCGATTGCGACAGTCGCACAAGCGATGCTCAGTTCTATGGTCATCAAGTCTGAGGACTTCGTCTCTCGTATCGATCAGCAGATGGCTGACATTTCCGCTAATATGCGCGTCTACCTTGCTGGCATCCCCGCCAAGGGTACAGCGAGCGGTAGGCTTGAAGTTAGCGGTGGTGCCGCCCAGCGTGTCGATGGATCTAAGTTGTATGGCCAAGATCTCAGCAACTGGTGGGATATGGTCTCTGCGGCCAAGACGGATGGCATTACATACTCAAACGACTGGAATGATATGCGTACCGATATCGCTGTCGCATTCGTAAACAGAAAGAAGCCTGACGGCCCCCAGTCTGGCCCCGCCTACTACCAGAAGAAGTACGATGAGTTTACTGCCTTCCTATCGCATAAAGGTCTGGATACTCAGCAAATTCAGTTCATCCTTAAAAAGTACAAACACTAATGGCTGATCTTACTTTCAGAGGCTCTGGTGAAATCGATGCTGGGATCAAGCCACCGACCCCAGAGGAGATCAAGAAGAAGGAGGAAGCCGCCGCCGCTGAAAAGGCAAAGGCTCCTGTTGTGCTTGGAGCATCTACCCTCACTGAGGAAGAAACAAAAGCCAACGAAGCCGAGGCTTATCGCTTTATCCTCACTGGAGGATCCAAGCCTATCGATCCGACTAAGACTCCTGATGACGCCATTATTAAGGATCTGGTCGATAAGCATTATGACGAGGCTTACAAGGCGTCTAAGGCTAGGCTCGACAACCTAGCGCCTATCACAGGCCCAGCGGAATTGTCTCCTGAGGACAAAGACAATTACGCAAGAAGACTTTGGCAACAACACGCGGAGGATAGATCCACGCACAGACTGCTGGATGATCAGCAGAAACTGATAATGATGGAGTTTGCCCTTAAGAACCACTCTGAGGTCGATAGGATCAGAAACACCTACGGCCAGCACCAGAGCATTATGGATCACATCCAAGGCGGTGCTTGGAGTTATATCAAGTCTGTCAAAGTTCCCGCACTAGGTGGCCTTTCTGCTGGTCAAGTCATTGGCATCGGAGACACGGCTAAGGCCAAGCAGTCTCAGTTTGATCAAGTTTACAAGGAACGCGCAGATGGTCTTACTTACTTCTGGGATACGCTGAAGGAGTTGAAAGAAAACCCTAAGAACTACAGAAAAGAAGTAGTTGATGAAATTATTGCTGAGGTAGAGAAAAATCCCGATCTTCTTACTAAGGATGAGTTGGTAAAGCACCCTAAGATCGCCGCAAAGATCAAGTCCCTGAATCGAATTGAGTACGCCGACTTTATGTTGGCCCTCAAGCACGAATCTGTTTTCGGAAAATGGAAGACAGATAGAAGACGAGTCAGAATCACAGACTTTCACCTTGGCGCTTTAGACAAAATCAAGGATTGGGATGACGGATACTATAGCGCCGTAAGTTTCGATCACGAAAATACTGTAAACAGCCTTCTCGCTCTTTCAGACCCTGCGCTAGGCGGTATGGGCGCTCTTACTGGAAGGGATCTTGAAAAGTTCAAGGATCCTGAAACTAAGGCGAAGAACAAACTAGTCTATGAACTAGATAAGGAGGCCAGTGATCTTGATAAGATCAACCCTGCAAGTTTTGCCATTCGCAACTGGGGAAGAGGAGGGACTGTATTTGCTTACGGAACGACAGAACTTGAGTCTATGGCAAAAGGCATCGCGGGTGTGTACTACAACGCTTCCCCGATGGGTGTTGCTGATGCCGCTCTCTCTGGTGCCAATGTCCTAGGCAGACAGATCATCGGTACGCCTCTTGATCCTACAGGCGCTTGGGGACACTTTAAGACAGGCAAGTGGGGCGACTGGTGGAGAATGATGACAGGCGAAGTAAGCCTTCAGGATCCCAAGGTGATGGTGGCGTCCTTTGACGCCGCGATGAAGAATCAGGACGAGATCGAAGCCCACAGCAACGGACAGAGATCCGTGCTTGGTTCTAGAATCCTTTCTGCCGTTTCCTCGTACACCACGGAAGAAGTGCAGGCTTCTATGCACAAATACGGCGCGATGAACGCCGAACTGGTGAATGTCGGTATGATGCGTATTATGCCTTCTGCGCTCGTTGGCCGCGCCAGCGTTGTAGGAAGGGCTGGTATGATCGAAGGAAGGGGTGTTCTCGGCGCTGTCGGCCAAGGCTTTGATACCCTTGCCAAGAACGGCATCATCAGACTTGCCACCAAAGACGCCATTGCTGGTAGGCTTGCCCAGTACGGCGGCTACCTAGAAGCCGCTGAAGGCTGGACGCTTGGACTACCTGTTAAGGTCGTAGGCTTTACGCTGAATCGCGGCGGCAAACTTATTGTCGGCACGATGGGCATTGCTGGCAACTCCATCGTTAAACTTGCAGAGTCTATCTCCAAGAGAACTGGCGCTAACCTTGATCCCGCCTTCATCAAGTCCACGATGAAGACAATTGGCATCACTGATGCCTTCCTCGGATTCGGATACGGACGACAGATCGCGGGCATCTTCGGCTTTGGTAAAGGCGCAAAGGAGATCGGCGGCATTCTTGAGAAGTACGGCTACAGAGATTCCTCCAGAACTGGCGTTGGCCTTGTAAGCACACTTGAGGCCATTGAGGCAGACACGACCCTTACGGCCGCCACGCGGTCAATTGCTGGCGTAGGATCTAAGTTCCTAGGCCCGCTAACATCAGGCTTCTACGATATGGCCAAGGGGTCTTGGCACGGCGCTGGAGTGGGCTATGGCCTTGGATTCCTTCAGGATGGTATGCGCGGAGGCATTGATGGTATGTGGGGAGGCGTTGGTATGGGTGGCGCTGGCGCTATCCATATGTCTTGGGCGCAATACAGATCTGGCGCCAACACTCATAACGGCGCCGTAGCGGAGATCAGGAAACACGCCAAGGGTACTACCAACGAACAGGTCGTAGAGGAGATCATCAGAGGTGCTGAGTTTGATAGGGACTGGAACAGAGTCGCTATGCTTGTCGGGGCGCATCGTATGGCCAACGGCATCAACACTAAGATGATCATCCACAGGGAAGGTGACATCGCTCACATCAACGGAAACATCCTGAAACTTGATCAGGTTCTTGATGCCGACTTCAACATCGGTGGAAGACAGTACCGCGTAAGAGAACTTAAGGCTGAGGTCGAAAGGCTTCACAGACAGGCCGAAGCGGAGGCTATGAATGATGCCACGCGGGATAATGCCGCCGAAACAAGAAGGCTTGCTGGCGAAAGAAACGCGGAACTCCAGTTGGAGATCAACAACTGGCTTTCCGATGTCCGTATGAACGGAACGGCAGAACAGCGCCTAAGAATCAACACCAGACAGAACGCTTACAACGGAGTCTTTATTTCTGGTGGCGCGGGCAACGGAACTATCTACATTAACGCCGACAGATCAGGATTGGTTGGCGGTAGCGGATACGCGACCAACACAGTTGCCGCGCACGAAGTATTCCACGCCATCCAGAAGGCTATCTTCAGGGAACAGGCCATCTCCCACTTCGCCAACACCCTCTGGGGCATCAGCGCCGAGGGCGGCAAACTAGTCCTCCAGCGCGGGGCCATCGATGCGAATACCCTAAAGGACTTTGCCGATCTGTACGCAGACCAACTCCATCAGGGAGACCCTGCTGGCAAGCAGAAGGCTCTGGACGAGATCCAGTCTGCTTGGGATACGATCAATAAGGATACTGCGACTGAACAGCAGGTGTCTGGAGCGCGCGATGTCCTTAATCACTACGCGGAAGAGTTCGGCGCTTACTACTTCGAATCATACATCTCTCGTCACAAGGCTGACTTTATGTTCCGTGGAGGAAACGGATCTGGCCTTCGGAGAATTATGAATCAGGTCGAGAACTTCATCGATTTCCAGACGAAGTTGGATCTCAACGGCCAAGGCATTGCTCTTAGAATCAAGGATATCCAAGAGTCCAGAAACGGAAAGGACGCCAAGGAGACGATCAAGAAACTGTCAGAAGTCAGCAGACTTGGATCTAGAGTCAGGGAAAAGATGGAAGAACTGGTCGTCAGAAACGCGGACGGCACTATCGCCAAGATCAAGAACGAGGCTTTGTTCGATGCCCTTTCTCGCAAGTTGCAAAGGCTCGGAGCCGACAAGATCGCTCTGGAAAGAACCCTCAAGAAGTCTGGCGTTGGCGAGATCTTCAGGGACAAGGATGGTAACTACCTAGTTGTCGAGGCCGCTGATCGGATGATGGAAGACCTGATGAAGCGCCTTAGCAATAAGGGCGCCAACAACGCTTTCGACCTTTCTACTGTTCCTGCCAACGAACTTCCGTCCATCCTTGCGCGCGCGGGACTTGAACACTGGGCAGACTCCAATGGAAGACTTAAGTCTCCTGAGGTGATTGAAAAGGAGAGAGCAGATCGCGGTAAGCGGATGCTTGAGTTCTTCAAGAGCCAGAATCCTGTCGTCACAGGCATCGTGGTCACTACCGACAAGAACGGCAACGAGCGCGGAACTGGCACCATCACCAACGAAGGTCTCAAGATCCTCAAGGACTCTGGGATGCTCCTGCCGTCAGAGGTCATCAAACTCGCGGCTATGCGCGATGTGATCAACACTGTGAATGGCATCAACCCCCTTGGCGGCGGCGAAGTGCAGTTCATCTACAATGGTCTGACGCACGAATACATCGCTGATGATGGTCAGGTTGATCGCCTGAGAAAGCCCAAGAACATCGTTCTGCCTACATTCCGAAGCGTTGTTCCGTACAGAATGGAATTCGTTATGACCAGCAAGGATCGTAACGGAAACACTGTCGCGCCTCATTTTGAGGTGATGGTCACGGCCATCGATATGGGTGTCGTCTTGGAAAGAGCGGCGGCTGAATTCAACAACTCTTACACGCTACCCAGCGGTGAAGTCATCAATGTGGCTGATCTGTTTGGTGGATCGATGGAAGTACTGAAGCATCACCTGAGAAGATATACGGAAAACCTTTCCGAAGGCGGCCTTCCCAGCGCTGATCTGTTCGGCGGCGGCGAGAAGGGCGCGGCAGTCAGAGACATTATGTTCAGGGTCTTGGGCGCCATCCCGAAAGGTGGCTTCGGCCCTAACGGCGAAGCACTGCTGTACAACAACCCGATCATCAGGCCGTTCCACGCTTGGGAACGCGGCCCGCAGTTCCCCTTCACTACATTCAGATTGGATCTGATGCAGGACATCAATGTCACCACAGGCAATTTCAGATTCAACGAAACGACTGGTTACCCAAGAGCCGCTGGAAACTATCAGGCTCCCCAGTTCGGAACAGCCAGAGTCATCGAAAAGGACGGACAAAAACTTAGCGTTATGGAGGCTAAGTTTGAATTCGATAAGGTCAGAAAGAAGGATGGCATCGTTACGCAGTCTACCGCGCGCTACACGATCACCTCTGACAGCAAGAAGTGGACTGTCGCGGCAAACGACTTCGATAAGCCGTATGTATTTTCCACATTGGCTCAGGCAAAGGACTTCATCCACCTTGATTCTCAGAGAAGAAAACTGATCGGTGCGAACCAGTTGCCCGCTCACCTTATGGGCGGCGAAAGCGGCATCGTTGTGGCCAACATCGAAGGCAACTACCTGCTCATTGATACGACAAAGAAGAACAGGATCATTGCTGGTAAGCGTTTCACAGGAGAAGTTCAGGCGATCATCGAAGCCTCTAAACTGCACAACAAACTCCTTCTGGATAACCTCAGAGCCTCTAAGCATCCCTCGCTTAGGCTCTTTGAGGCTCAGATGGCGAACTTCGAACGGATCTCGGCTAATAGCCCTGAACTGCTACCCCCTAGACTTGATATGGCCAAGGATGGTACGCCGAAGACGGAGGCCATCAAGGACAAGGACGACAAGGAAGTTAAGTATACTGCTGACGATCTTGAAGTTAAGCGCGGCCTCGTAAAGATCGGCGCCACTAAGCGCGTACTCAAGTTCCAAAAGGTGTCCTACAGCCTGATGGAGGCTCTCCTTGGATCCAGCCACTATCGTATGGGCGATGCCGCCGTAGACGCGGCCGCAGAGCAGGTCTCACAGCATTTGTACGATGAGGCCATCCTTGCCGCGAAAGATCCTGACAAGAAGAAGGGTCTTGGTTGGTACAGAAATATGGTGCGCGATGGCTACGGAATCTTCGGATCCGTATATGGTATGTTCGCCGAAAGTCAGGGAGCCACATCTGCCCGCACACCTGTTGCCGAGAACTTCAAGCAAGCCGAAGAGGCTTTGTCTATGTTCTCCAGAGGCAAGTACAACGACACGCTGTCACGGATCCACCAGCAACTTCAGGCTCTTCACGACAAGTACGGAAGGCAGGATCCAGCCACTGGCATCTCGGAATTTGAAGCAGAGGCCATCGATCTTCTTCAACAGAAGGAAGCCGCGAAGAGAGCCAATGCCGCCAACCATTCCGAATATGAGTGGGACGACATCGTTAACTTCAGGAACCTGAAAGGCGAAGACGCGATCCCTGAGTCTGTCGTCAAAGATTTTCTTGAAGCCTACGCTGAGTTGCAGAATGGCCCAAGGAAGCGCCTGACAGCCGAGCAACTTTCCGAAGGTCTCAATGCCGCCAAGAGCAAGATCTTCAGAGATCAGGCGAACCTGATGCTCAGAGAGAACGGAAAGAAGTACAACGCGAACACAGTCAAGGTCGGTCAGGTGATGTACAACATCTGGCACGAACTTACCGAAGGCCCGAAGACTCCTAACTTTGCTGGCAACCTTGCTGGCACGACACGCGAAGCCACCATCGATGTGTGGGCGGCCAGAACGCTTCATCGAATCATCAACCAGAAGATCAACGGCCGTCAGATCTGGCGCCTCAGCGCTGGTATGGAAACTGGCGTTGACTACATCTGGCATAACCACGGAACCGCAGATATGCCCAAGTGGGAGGGCGGCGGTGACTTCTTCTTCGGCCAGTTGGCCTTTGAGAAGGCGGCGGCCAAACTGAGAGAGTTGGGAGGCGAGTTCGCAGAGATCCAGCCTGACGACCTACAGGCTCTTATCTGGTTCCACGAAAAGGGAGTCTGGGAAAAGAACGGATGGACTCAGACAATCGGCGCTGAGATGTCGTCCTTCGAAGGCCCGATGGGCCAGTTCTCTGGCGCCAAGGATCCCGCTCGCATCGATGACTACCAGAACATCAGACGCCTTCTTGCTGGCTTTGCTGGATCCTACGATGCGGTAGGCGTAACTCAGATCAGAGGCGTACCTATGCAGGTCAGGGGTTCTGGCAGACGCTTTGCCTTCCCTCAGGAAAAGATCGAGCAGATCGGAGGCTTCGTGGCCGATGCGCTTGGTAGCGCCCTTAGAGGATCTAACATCGGCCAGACCATCGGCGTTACTGGTGGGAAGTCTGAGCATTCTCTTATGTTCGATGTCATCGCGCATAGGGGCAACCTCACCACGCTTGCCAACGCGCACGGCGTATTGCTCAAGCAAGCCAACAACGAAGCCAGACTTCTTAAGCAGTACTCGGAGCAACTCGCCGCCGAACTTGACTTCAACAAGCGCGGAATCCTTGAGAACAAGATCAAGAAGAAAACCAAAGACTTCGACAAGGCCAAGGCCGCCGCCGATAGGGCTGAAGCAAATCTCAAGGCCGAGCAGACGGATCCGACCATCAAGAACCAGTTGGGCATCCTTGCAGAGTACCTGATCACACAGGCCAAGAACTATTCCCAGAAGGATGTCTATGTCGCCGAACTGGTAGGAGAGAACCATCCCAACGCTAGACCTGCTGGCGATGTTATGTTCGGATCTCACCTGTCTCAGCAGGACGCCCTGATCATCGCCAAGAAACTCTCTGAGGCCCATCCGTATATCGATGGCTTCACGCTGATCCCTGACCCTCGCAATCCTAACGCCGCTGAGATCTCTAGGCTCACCAACGAGCATTCCAAGTTGGATCCTAACAGCGAACAGGCCAAGTCGTTACAGAAGAAGATTAATTCGCTCACCAGATACATCGGCGTTCAGGCCGTATGTACTCCTGAACTCACAGCCAGAAACAGAGAGTTCAGCAAGGTTCCTGAGGTTAAGGAAGGCAAGAGAGACCTGCTTGTCGAAGCCGATGCCAAGTGGTATATGGCCGAATGGCAGAGAGGTCTCAAGGAACTGATCGACTCTAACTCAAACATCAATGGAACCCAACTCCGACTTAATCCGTTCAATGTCAGCGCAGAAACAGTCCCGCGCGGCGCTTTCGACACCTTCAACAGCGCTGAAATCGGCCGAGATGTCCCCCTTGCCGCAAGACTCCAGCGATACAAGAATGGCCTCGAAAGAGAGTCAGCCCTATCCCTCGAAAACGAGAGAACAGGAGATCTATTCACCACAGAATCGACAGCCCTCGCGGATAATCGGACGACTTGGTCTCCAACCAGCACCGAGCGCGGGGTCGGGGGTGGAGTCACAGATGCTCTGGCAACTGATGCACAAGGACAGGGTGCGGCCAGTCCCAAGGGCAACCTGATCCTGACGGCCGAAAAGGCCACGGAATGGATCAAGGCGAAACTACAGAACCCGATCCTTAAGAGCGAAGGCGGCGTGGTCTGGGGTGACAAGAACTACCAGATGACGCAGAAACGCGGCAAGGACGGCAAGTTGACCAATGTCTTTGAAGTGATCGGCGCCTTCGACAGAAAGCCTGAGATAATCGTTGGCAGAAAACAGGCCGAAGCCCACCTGATGGGCCGCCTTACTGGAGAGATCGCCGCCAAGGGAGGTGAGCGCATCATCGAGGTGAACGGAGAACAGTTCAAGGTGAACGAGGCCACGAACCCTGTCTTCGCCACCGACAGCGCGGCGCTGGTAAACATTGGCGTCTACCCAGATACATCGAACATCTTCAAGTACCGCCCTGACGACAGCCCGACTGTTGAATTCCACAAGTGGAACAGCAAGACTGTTGAAGAGGCGTTCCCGAAGAGACGACCTGCTGGATCTGCTCCCCTGCCGTACTCGCACAGAATGGCGAAGTACATCCAGCGTCTGAATGCGCTTGTGAGCAGACTGTCTAACTCAAGCGGTATGGCGTCCATCGATTTCCAGATGGACACTTACGGAAGCGATACGCCCGCTGGAGTGGGCTACGATTGGGGTACTGGTCATTACAGAACATTCGACATTATGATCAAGGCCACAGGGATCGACAATCATCCCGCGTTCCCTACTGGCCGAAGATCAATCACGATTGGACATACGGACGGACAGGTTCACGCCGTCACAGTAAAGGATCTTCAGTACTTCCTGACTCAGACAAACCCAAGCCCTCAGCCTAAGGACGCTCCCAACAGAACGGCCGAAGACTATGGCAAGATCGGCGGCACTGTGGTTATGGAAGGCGCCACATACGGAACTGTAAAGGGGCTTAACCAACTGTTGAGCGATCCTGTGATGCTGGCCGAGTTCAATGCCAAGATGGCCGAGGACATCCAGAAGAACGGACAGATCTACGGAGCGTATGGTGAGTACTCTTATCTTATGAGTTGGCTGTCCGAGAAGCAGGTCAAGTTGCGCTCGGAATATGGCGATAAATTCCAAGATCTCGACAGCAAGGGTCAGGCGTACAATCCAGACGGAACAGAAGCGAGGGAACTTCAGGAGATCAAGGACAAGAGAATCGTTATCACGAAACTCGTTGATACCTTGTATGGATCCCACAACTTCGCGCATCTCGCGCAGGTGCTGGACATCCCGATCACGATCAAGAACCTGTACGAACTTGCTTACGAAATTCAGGGCGCTGGCGATGCCGTGAACGCGGAAGCGGGCGCCAGATTCAAGGCGGCTGGCCTGTTCTCTGAGGGATCCAGAGGTCTATCCTCTTACATCGTCAACAAGACTGGTGCGGTCTTTAAGAACAGACGAAACACCTACGGCGAAGGCAACACTGTGTTCAGAATGCACGATGCCAACTCCACTGTGACTAGGGACTCGGCGGCGGCCATTGCGATCAATCAGACTCGCGTCAACGCAGACATCCAGACATTTGTAGATCCAACGCGCAATTTTGCCGCGTCCAACATTGGATTTGATCGTGCATTCAATGACACAGGAACTAAAGGAAACGGATCTCTGTTCAGTCAGTATGCCGAACATCACCTGCCGAAGAACACCAACATCAGGTACCAAGTCGATTCTGCTGGAAACATTTCAGTAGAGGCATCGAACAAGGATACTGGTAACTCCGTGTTCTCGTTTAACATCTCAAAGAAAAACGAAAGAGGAGAAGTAACAATCAGCGGTGCTTCCGTATCTGAGACTCCTGAATCCATTGCGAAGAAGCGAGAAAGCAAATGGTACAAGGAAGAAACCGACTCCGAAGGAGTTCTTAGATTCTACAAGAGCGGAAGAAAAATCATCATCGATGAACTTGCAGGACATCCTGATCTGAAGACGGCAGTACTCAGAGAGACTATCGAGAGACTTAGACATACAGGAACAAAGAGCGTATTTTACGATGGATTTGACTCCGTAAACATCGAAGGCTTTGTGCGCGATTCGTTTGGTAAGGATCCTGAACTAAGCCAACAAGGCTGGGAAGCCGATGAAAGCGGATGGAATATCGATAAGGGGACAAAGTACTCTCCGTCCTTCGTTCCGTTCGAACGCCTGTTCGATGAGCAGGGTCTGAAGAGCGGCGATCAGTTCTGGAGCAAGACTGCCGCCCGCGAACTTGCTGGAAGATACTCGCTCGACTTCGAACAGGTTAAGGACGCCGAACTTCGTGAAGGTATGACTGATGCGCCTATGGGCGCGAACAAGATGAACACGAAGGACTTCCCGATGACATTCATCACGATCAACGACAGCGGCTACAGAGGTGAATCTGCCGCTGAGTTTTATCTGATGATGAATCGCGAGGCTCCAGAAGGCAGACCTACGGAGACAAGCCAGATGGCCATCCTTCAGATGCGCCGCAAGGCTGACCACATCACCATTGAGCCGATTATGGGCGCTCTGGCCGAGATCGTTGAACGCCTAAAGATGGCTGGCGTCACTCAACTTTGGATCCCTAAGGATGGATACACGGCGGCTGATTACAGAAAGTTGACCGATGAGGTTGTCGATGTGTACACCAAGATGTACGAAGGACAATACGATGTAGAAGGCGCAGACAGGGATTTCGTCACTAATGTAGACGAACACGATGGTCTTAAGATCGTGTTTGCTGGATCTAAGCACGATAAGCCAAGCCCGCTTACTACTAAGAACGGCCCTGTTGATGTATGGAGAATCGACAGAAAGCACAGATACAGCGCTTCAAACGCCCCTGACGGAAGTTTCGCGGAGCGGATGATCCAGACGAACATCGAGAAGTTCGGACTGACACGCGACCCATACGAAGGCGGCTACATCATCGCAAACGGATCTATGCTGGACTTCTCTGGCCGCAGGGACGCATCTGGGTTCAAGAGGGAAGGCGATTACTTCGTTCCGAGCGGAAGAAAGGGAAGAGACGACTTTGTCGGACAGCGCTACACTGATCACCGCGAAGTAGATCTTCCTGACGGCGCGGCCGCTCCCCATCAGGATCGGTTCTCAGCAAGCAGGTACAATATGGTTCGCGCTATGCAAGCCGCTGGCGCTATCCGTCTGTCCCACACTGTGGATCATACGCTACTCGATATCGGCCTTAAGCCTACATCGTCTCAGTTGTCCGTGATCAAGGATCTGGTTCGCGATTCAAACGAATCCAGAGAGATCACTGTTGATCTCAGGGACACAACAAGACCTGACGAGAACGGATGGGAGCGCGAGGCTGGCCTTAGATACCCTGCTGGCACTGATCCGATGAGGATCATCAGAGACATTAATCGCTTCTACAATGGTCAGGATGTTAAGACTGATTTCAGTCCCTCCAACTTAGGCGCCAACGAATCGATGGCTGGCGCTCAAGCCAAGTACAAGGATAACCCCTATATGGTTACTTCCGTGTACTACAGCAACTGGAAGAAGGGCGCGCTTAAGCAGGGAGAAAGTGCTGACTGGTGGTCGTTCTGGGAGCAGAACGGCGGCACACTTGATGAACTAGTGTTCGTCTGGCAGATGGCTCACGATCCGAAGACGGATACGAGCAGTATCTCGATGATGGACTTGAAGAATATGATCATCAGGCAGAAGAACGCTGGCAACCTCAGGTACGACAAGATGAGCCTGAAGGAACAGAACGCGATGGATCTGCTTCTGTTTATGGATGCCTTCTCTGGCACGACATACGAGAAGGGCGAGAACCCGCTGGCCAGACAGTTGCTGGACTCTCAGGTGAAACTGGATGTCCGCAATGAGAGATCTTCCGCTGAGGCCAATGACGAATCTCACCTGATGAGTCAGGGTGGAAAGTGGTTCTCCACAACTCCTGACTTCGGCACGATGATCGAAGAGTGGAACCATATGCTTTATGGTTCTATGATGGAGCGCGCTGGTGGAGATCACAGCCGATGGGAAACTCTTCTCAATCCTCCTTCGTTCTTGGAATCCAGAAGGCAGACTTCTGGCTCCAAAACAAACAGAAGGTTCGTGATGGGAGAAAGCGAAGCCCACGCGGAAGGTCTAAGCCCGATCCCAAGAATGGCGATGTACAAGGACGCGCCGTCTTACATCGCGGCTATGAGAACGGCTATGGCAGAGCGTATTGCGTTTATGAAGACGCAACACGAAAAGGCCAGCAAGTTTGCCAAGCACGATATGGGGATCGATATCCCCGCCGACTCAGGTCAGGAACTCGCGCGCGACATCATCCGACAGGCCGCGATGCATACCATCGTTGAGGCTTGGTTGCGTACTCTTGAAGGAACACAGGCCCGCGATATGGCCTCAATGTCCGACAGCATCTATGTTAGGCGCGCCAGAAAGGATCTCGGAAGAGAGCCTACGGCCGCTGATCTGGCCCTTGGCAGGGCCGATCCGAGCAGATTCACTTCGGATGGATACCCGCGCAAGAATCCTCCGTGGGGAACAGCCAATCCTCCGATCAATCCTGTCGGCGCTTCTGGATACAAGTTCTCGCTTGAAGGCCCGCGCACCTACAACGACCCGAAGGGTACGGCTTGGCACAAGGACTACAACTTCGTCACCATCGTGGAATTCGTGGCTGGTATCCTCAAGTCTCCCCAGACTCAGGTCTACCTGTCTGATCTTCCCGCGATGGAGAAGTCTCCTCTGGACGATGTGCTTCAGCACCTTGAGCAGAATGGTCAGGGCGAATCCCAGCAGTACGCCACTGAACTGAACGGACTGTGGAAGAAGTCGGTAAATGTGTTCCAGCAGTTGGTCGCCTCCGTCAGGTTGTACGCTCAGGTGTTCTCTTCGAAGGGTAACTGGAGAGAGAAGATCAAGCGCGGCGAAGCAGATCCGCGCGTTGAAGCCCTTAACCAGTACGCTGGTAAGCCTGAAAACCATAAGCGCACCCTCCTCGATGACTCGATCAAGGCCGCGTTTATGATCAGGCCGCGAAGCCTGACCACTGAGACTACCACCTACCAGAGAAGGAACCACGGAACCACGGAGACGGCCGTCTTCTCTTCGAAGGGTCTTGATGCCGTGGCCAAGGCTTTGCAGGAAGTCAGAACCAAGGCCAGCACTGTGGATGATCAGGGCGTCATCTATCCTAGCAGTGACACGATCCCTCATTACCTAGAAGCGCGTAAGCACATCAAGGACACAACTGACGCTCTGGCCAGTATGGCCGAGGATGTGAAGAAACAGGCCGCCTTAGACGCAGAGGCTAAGGTTGGCACCAAGGATACGGAGAAGAAGACACTGCAACTGTATACGCCCAAGAAGCCTGAAAACGCCGTTGTGTTCGTACCTGCCAGAAAGATGTTCTGGGCGCTTCATAGTGAAGTTGAGATCTTCCACAGGGACGGCCCTTGGGATGGATTTGGTCGTAATCTGAAAGGCAAGTTCAACGCCACAGAAGGCAACCACGCGGTTGACTGGAATTCGATGGACACACCTGCGATCAGAGATCTTGTCGCCCTGTACAGACGGACTGTTAGCGAGAACAAGACTGGATCTATCCCGATGATTGAACTCAGCAGGAATGATATGAGTTACGGATGGCGCGGCCTAGAACACAGCGCATCGCTCATCAAGGATCCGAAAGGATACGCCGTGTATGTAAGAGATGCTAACCACCCTGAACTCCAGTGGCTCAAGGCGCTCGCGCTCCACGCTCCGAATGAGATGGTTCCGATCCAAGTTCCAAAGGCCAACGCCGCTTGGTTCAAGAAGCACTTCTCTAAGGATGCCTCGGCGCCACCCCTTAAACCTATCCAATGAGTACGAACCCTGATTTCGGCGCGGCCGCCGAGGACTTCAAAAGAGGCGGCTGGGTCGTCTCGTTGCTAGGAGGGGCTGGGATGTTGGCGCGTATGCTGATCACTGATCAGTCGTCTCCGCTCATCATCTGGATCAGAAAGACCATAGCCGCTGGCATCATTGGCGTGATCGTCTACTTTGCTTTGCACAGCGTAGACATCTCAGGTCTGTACAAGGCGCTGATACTGGCGTTCTCTGGTATGGCCTCACCTGAGGTGGTTGAACTAGTTGTATCAAAAGTGAACAATGCGAAAAACCAAAAGCCAGAAAAGCCAAAGCCCAAGCGCAAGCGCCGCTGAGACTATCATCGCTATTCAAAGCGGTTTCTTGCTCGCCATCGGTATCGCTGGCTTGATGAGCGCCACGACCATCGTGGCTGGATTCAAGGCGATCACCAACGCCAATTCCGCAGTGGCCCTGATCACCGACAAGGCCGTCATCACTGATGTGGGGGACAGCATCCCGATTGAGCGCGTGGAAGGGATCATCAACAACTTTCAAATCGTATGCGTCATCACACTAGCAATCGGAGGAATCGTGGCTCTGGCATCTGGAGTACGCTTGTTTCTGAAACTCAAAAAATGATCAAATGGACTTTCGAAAGATTCCGATCCTTCTTGTCGCGCTGGCTCTGATCGCCTGTACGCCCAAGAAGCCTGAAGAGCCAGCAGTGGCTCAGGCTCCTATCGCCGCATCAGATACCTTTGCCGACAAACAGGACAAGGCCATCGAGCGCGCGGCTGGTTATGTGAAGGTGGCCAAGGATGTGAACGCGAGCGCCGAGCAGACTAAGCCCACCAAGACTGTAGGCGTACTGCTGGAGGCCGCTGAATCCTACTTGGACAAGCCGAACCAGAAGAACATCGATCACGCCCTTGCGCTGGCTGGAGACCACAGCAAACTGGCCAAGGTCAAAGAAGACGCGGACAAGACGATCAAGGAGATCAACGCGGCTTGGGAGGCAGTGGTCAAGGACGCCGAGCGCCGCCGCGTGGTGGCCGAGCAGAATCTGGCCAAGAAGCATATGGAACTGGAAGCGGCCAATAAGGAGAAGCAGGACACCTACCTGCTGGCCCTAGGCGCTGGCCTGATCGCCATCGGCGCCTTCGCCCTGCTCTTCGGCCACTGGGTAGGCATAGGCAAGGTGGGGGCGGTAAGCCTGATGGCCTCTGGCGCTGGCGTGGCGGCCCTTCCTAGGCTGTTTGACCACCCAGCCTTTATCTGGGTATCCCTTGGACTGATCGGGGTGGCTGGGATCCAAGCCCTGTTTGCCCTGTACCGCCGATTGTTCACCAAGGTTGACAAACCTGACCCCGACCCTACGCTCTGAGGTCTAGCGGATTGTCGTCTGCTGGGTGAAGCAAAAGGCCGACAAGCCTTCTCCCCCTGCCGTAAGAAAGCAGGTGGGAGTTTTGCTTTAATAAGGGCTAACGCTATTAAAGCGAAGTGGTGCGGGTGCTGGGAATCGAACCCAGATCAGCCGCTTAGAAGGCGGCGGTTCTGTCCATTGAACTACACCCACTGGAGCCTCAGGCAGGGATCGAACCTGCGACACCCTGTTTACAAAACAGGAGTTCTGCCGCTGAACTACTGAGGCGGCAATTCTGGGGGAAGGTCGATGACCTGCCCGCGTAGCATCTTGTCCAGATCATCGTGGCTGATCTTCAGCCTGTGTTCCGTGACAGTGGTCGGCTGATCGTTCAGGGAGAGCGCTTTGTCTGTGATGATCGCGATGGCCAATGGTAGTTGCGATGGAGACAAGTTATCGACCTCAACCAGCAAGCGCTCTCCCATCCGAGCGGCGGCCGCCATCAGGTTGGCGCCGTGGGCTTTCTTCCAAGCGTTGGTATCAACGCCCTTCGTAAGATCGTTCCTGATCGCGGAGACAGTATGCTCGGACGATCCGACAGCCTTGGCCGTGGCCACGATGCCTTCGCCAGCCTCAAGGCGCTTCTCGATCTCTTCGCGCTTCTCCTTGGGGATCTTGGTTCCCTTGTGCCGCGACTTGATGTCGGTGCGGATCCGCTCTGGCTTAGGCTCGTATTCCATTCCGTAACTTTGCTCGACTTGTACGAACTGGTCAACTACTGACGGCGTATGAAAACCCTTCACTTCGACATCGCCCCGCCTGAGACCACCCACCAGTCGGCCCTTAGGATCCTGAAGACCAAGGACGGCCGCCAGTTCGTAGGCAAGATGAAGAAGAGCGATGCCAAGAAGTGGGAGACCGCCTTCCTTACCCTTCTGGCCGTCAACAAACCCAAGGCGCCTTACTTCTCTGGTAAGCCGCTACGGATCATTGTGGCCCTG